CCTTGTATAGATCGTCGAGGCCTCTTATTCCGTAGCCTGCATTGTAACTTCGCCTTGAGTCAGCCCAACGCCCATTCCGTTCTTCGTGTCCGGATCCAAGAACTACAACGTCGGTTCTTCGCTCAGGGCCTCCAACCGCACCTCTCGAAATATCAGTAGGAAATCGCACTTCATGGAAAGCCATATCGACAACACCAACCCTAAGAGCGTCAAAGATTTCTCTGACCTACTGCCACCGCGCGGGCGAGCATCGCCGCGAGCTGTGTTTCCGAACGGCGAAAGCTTTCCGCATCGGGCGTGGATACGTTGATTGTTACCGAGATCTCGCCGCGGCCGTGTGAGACAACGCCGAGCTTTCCGTCGGGTCCGCGAGCAAGAGGCATGATTGCTTCAGGCCCTCTTTCTCCGGCAATTCCAATACGGCCCCCACTTAGCGGGAAACTTATCGGTGAAGCGATCACCCCGCCCGACGCAAACGGTACCGGCAAAGCATTCGCCCCTACGCCGCCGTTCGCGAACCTTATGGCTCCTGATAGGGCACCGCTAATAAGCGAGCTAACTCCTTGTTCCAGAGGACGGAATGCTGCCTGAAAAGCCATCCTCGATAAGCTTAGTGTCAACGAACGCAAGACATCTCCCAGATCCCGTCCGCGTAGGGCAATGCCTTGGAAAGCATTCATCAGCGCATTACCAAACTGTCGACCCATACGATTCGCATTCGCTAGCTCTTGCTGAAGTCTTGACGTGTCGGCATCAATCGTAACGGTCCAGGTTTCGCCAGTTTCATTCATCTGTCGGGGGTCCGTCCGGATAGGCTTGCATAAGCTGAATGAGCTCGGCGCGCGTTGGCGGGTCGGCGTGACGAAGCTCACCCGTGACTGCTTTCAAAGCGGCACGGAATTCCAAGATGGTCATGGACCAGAACACGCGGGGGTCAAGCCGCAACAGGCCGAGCCCGGCTGTCATGATGTCATCCCAGGGAAAGGGGCGGGGTTGCGCGCCTCCTCCCGCGCCGCATCGTCCTGTTTTTCGGGCGAACCGAAAGTTGCAGAGAGAAGGCGTGCAACAATATCTATGAACTCGAGAACCCCACTCTCGCTACGCATTTTTCTTACGTCATCGTCGCTAACATCATATCCGGCACCTCTCAAGCCCGCTCCAATGATTCGAACTGCGTCGTTTGCGCTGAGCCTGCCCTTCTCAAACCGCTCGGCTAACGCCAGCATGTCTTCACAGCCAAAAGCATCCTCTAACTCGGCAAGGGCTCCGAGCGTCAGACACAATTTCCAAGTCTTGCCATTCAAACACGCTTCAATCTCTCCTCGATGTCGATTGGCCACCTCGTGTCTCCTTTAGAGTGTGGAGAAACTCAATTCACCCGCTGACTCTAAGACGAGATCGAAAGAAACCTCTCCGTCATGTCGACCTGTCAGCTCGAAGGAAGTAATTTGAAATGGTCCCTGAACCGTTCCAAAATCAGGAATAACAACTTGCCACTGGCGAGCGTGACCATTGAAGAACGCTTCACGGACCGCTGCATCCGACGGAGCATCCTTGAAAATGCCCGATCCTGTAATGCGGGCACTCTTCACTCCAGCACCAGCCAGCAGTTCGCGCCATTGTCCGGCTGATTCTTGGTGTGTGACGTCTACCGTCTCGGCATTGAAAGAAATGCTTCGCGACCTCAGTCCCGCGACAGTTTCAAAGCTCCCAAGATTATCAACATCCATTTTGAGCAATAGGTCTTTGCCTTTCTGGGCACCCATGTCTGCGATCTCCGCAAGAGTTTGTTAAGACAGTGGCTCGGTCACCGCACGAAAACGAACAACACCATGGAAGTGCTCACTGTCGGACTCGCGCCGGGTTTCAGAATAGTCGTGCCTGAAGTTGACCAGCCTATGCCCGCGCATAGCGAAATTTCGATCATGCAAAGCAGAACGCAAAGCGCTCGCAATATCGTAGATTTCGATTCGACCTGCAGCGCGAGACCAAATATGAAACGTTATGGAATGTTCTTCTCCATCCCCGTCCCCGGTACTCCAGTCGCGAACTGAAATGTCCCCAAACGCTACGTAAGGATATTGAACCTTGCGCGGCACGAAGTCGTAGATCCGGGGCCCGCCGAGCACATTTAGGACTACGCTGTCATTAGTTAGAATATCATAGATTGCTGACTGCAGTTCGCGACTGGCTGAAATCATTATGCTGCCCCTCGTGCTCCGGTCGCTCCATGACGGTCTTCCGTGCTTCTCGTTGGCGGACACGCGCGGCGATTTTTCTTGTCAACGCCTGCACGGCCTGCCTAATCCCTTGAACGCGACAAGTGATTCTCAACGCTCTCGCTCCTTACAGATGCAACTTAGGAAGCGACGGTCACCTATTTTGTCCCAAACGGCGTGAATATAAAAAATTCGCGGTCCGCAAATAAATCTCATCTCCGGCCGAACATCCTCACGAAATCGAATCCTTATTTCGTACATCCAAACTCCGTAGGACGCGTCTGCCCGAAAAACCTCCTTCGCAGAAATCGGCCGAATTTCACTCCAAAGGGTTGCTATGGGCTGCCAAATGACATCAGCAGCTCCTCCCTGCACTGCGCTTCGGATTGGCTTCTCAAGGCGCAACCTTTGGCGCAGCGAACCAATACGCTGCCGTCTCAAAGTCGCACCTTCCGATATGGCATCAGCAACGCTGATACCGTGTCAGGAATTTGGCTCGCGCTCTGGCCGACGCTGACGGGCTCACGGTTCTCGTACCAGTGTGCAACAAGCATAAGCAATGCCTGACGGATTGGAGCTGGTACAAGTTCGCTAGCTTCGCCAAACCCGGCAATGAATTCTATCTCAATGCCTCCCCTGGGAACGCTAGGCTGCGGCCATATTCCGCTCTGCGAAACAAGCTGCGCTACCTGGTTGACGTATTCCAATATGTAGTCGTCACACGACAGGAGAGTTTCTCTGTCATCATCAATTTTGACCCGAACACTTCCAATCGATTGGACAGGCCGTAATGGTAGCTCAACGATATGCGATTTCGGCCATCGATCGAACTGCCACAACCAGCGCTGGGAAACAAGTGCCAGATTCAAAGCAGTTTCTATATGAAGACGCGAAGCAGTTATGAGGCTAGCAAGGACTGCGTCCTCATGACCATGATCAATACGTAGATACGCTTTCGCCTCCTCCACCGTAACCGGTTCAATCGCAGGCGGAGCAGTTAAGACAAGATTCATAGGGCTTCGCCAATAGCAACCATGAGGCGCAAGAGGGCGATCCCGAAAGATCGCCCTCGTAGACCTTCAACAAGCTCTACGCACCAAATTTCAGAAGCTTGATTGCATCGAAATCCTGTACACCACCACCTACCCTCTTCGTGGTATAGAAGAGCACGTAGGGCTTGGCGCTGAAGGGATCGCGGAGTACGCGGATTCCGACACGGTCAACGATCAGATATCCACGCCGGAAATCGCCAAAAGCTATGGCGAGGCTATCGGGCCCGATGTCCGGCATGTCCTCCGATTCTGCAACAGGGAAACCCATAAGGTTGGCCGGCTCACCCGGCTTTGCGGACGGCTGCCAAAGATAGGATCCATCCGCATCTTTCATCTTCCGCACAACCGCTTGGGTTGCGCGGTTCATAACAAAATGCCCATTGGCGCGATATTCACCTTTCAGCG